ATCTGTGATAGCTGGGGATGTAGTTAAGCCTGTTTTCCAGGATCAAAGGTATGAAATTTTTGAGGTGGTGGAGGATAGTTTTGAAGCCTACGGTGTTTACCATTTAGTTTGCTCTGCTAGACTCCTTCGTGATGCTCCTGATGTTCAGGATACTCCTCTCACTCAGGTCACAGATGAATTAGGTGGTTACGCAGGAGGCTCTGAAGATGGTATCTAGTGTTCAATATGTAGATGATAGTTCTTTAAATATTTTATGGGACGCTTCAGCATATCCTGATAGAGGTGATTTGTATACTACTAGAGAAGGTGATGTTCGTAAAAGATTGTATCAGATGACACAATCTAAGAATCAGATTTCTAATTTGTATAAAGAATCCCTACGATCTATGATAACTTCGTTTAATGATGTGGGGTATATCAACTCACAGGAAGAATTCGTAGAAGTCAAATGTATGCATGGTAATGCAGAGAGAGCGATTGCAAAACTTAAGCAAGAAAACAATATCATTCTCCCCGTTATATCTATTTCCCAAACAGTTTCCGACAATGATAACGACAGAAGAAGACCTGAACATCTTTTAGTTCATGAAAAGTATTGGGATGCAGAGAAAAATAGAGCTTTTAGAATTCTTAGCTTTGCTCCACGGGCTGTTAATGTGAGATATCAAATAAATATCTGGACAAAGTACATGGCAGACATGGATCAAATCTTAGAGCAGATTAGACTTAAGTTCAACCCTGAGATGACGGTCCCTACTAAATTTTCTACTGTTGCTAGAGCAGAAATTGATTCCGAGGAAGATGTAAATCCTGTAACTGCTAGTGATAAAGAAGATAGAATCTTAAAGAAAGCTTTAAATGTAGTTCTTAGAACTTACATCCCTAATCAAAAATTTCTAGTAACAGCTACTGGAAAAATTGAAGAATTTAATATTGAAACTTGATGGAACATATTTTTATAATAAAGAAGGATGGAATTCTTGAAACATATAATAAGTATGAAGACATTCCTGAATCTTTTGATCATGTAATTAAGTTTGTACCCTCCATCCCCCCTAGCCCACATACCAAACAACAACATGATGAGATAAATCTATGGAATACAAAACTACAAGAGCTAATGAGGAGAGAAAATGCCAGCAGTAACTAGAATAGGGGACGCTGATATAGTCCATTGTAGTGTTCCATATAGAAACGAAGGATCACCTGATGTTTTTGTAAATGGAATTGCAATCTCTAGGCAAGGAGATAATAATGATTCACATTTACTTCCAGGTGCCCCATGCCCCTCTCATTCAGCCCCAATCACAACAGGAAGTGCTACAGTATTTATAAATAGTATGGGGTGTGGGAGAATTGGAGATGCTGTTACGGCTTGTACCTCTGTAGCAGAGGGCTCCCCAGATGTTTTTTCTGGTTGAAAAAAGTTATCAAAAAAAGTACTTTGCTTAGGTACATAATAAGGAGACAAAAATTATGAAGTTAATTAAAAATGATAGTCTACAAGCATTTACTATTTATTTTAGCACAGAGAAAGGTGCTAAAGAAAGATGGATGCAACCTGGAGAGAGCCTAGTGGTTCCCTCCTCCTATATAACCGAACAACTCCGTACTCTTCAGAGAAGACGGATGTTTACAATTAAAAACGCTTAGGAGAAATTAAATGGTAAATTATGTAAGCCCTGGTGTCTATACCATTGAAAAGGATATTTCAGATTATACACCCTCAATCAACACTTCGATTGTAGGTATTCTTGGTTTTGCTGATAAAGGACCAACATCTAAAGCTACGCTAATCACTAGCCAAAACCAGCTAGTCCAAACTTTTGGTCGCCCCTCTGAAGCAATTCAGGGACAGGCAATTGAAGGTGCTTTAGAAATTCTTGAGCAAACTGATTCGCTTTACTTTGTAAGAGGAATTCCTGCTGGTGCGAGTGATGCTTCTTCGGGTATGAAAATTGGTGTGTGCCCCTCTCTAGTTGTTTCTGGGGGGAGTGCTGCTGCTGAAGGTTTTGGACTAACAGAAGCTCTCACCCTTAGGATTCAAGTTTATGACCAAGATGGAGCGGCAGTTTGGACAGACCCAAGGGACTTCTCAATTCCCGCTGGAACCGCAGCCTCTGGACAAGCTGAAGCTATTAGAAAAATCCTCGGAGGAGGCTTAGATGCTGATAAAGTTGGTTGCTTTGATAACAACGCTGGTTATACTGGTGTAGGTCTTTCAGGTGTAATCGCTGGTTCTTATGCTGGTTCAGGAGCTTCTATTGGTGTTTCTGCTTGTAGTGCAACTTCCTTTGAAGCTACTGCTGGTGTCTCGGCTCTAGCTCCTGTTCTTGCTACTAGTAGCCAGAACGGTGCGTTTGGAGTTTCGGGTCAAGTTGCTAATGATGCAGGGGGAGAGGCTGGTGTATACATGGGAAGCATGGCTAGTGCTGTAAGAGTTTATGGTGCTGATTACCTCGTTTCTGGTGCTGCATCCAGCACAAGTTATCATCTTCAATCTTTATATGAAGGCGTAGGTTATAATGCAGGAACCCGTACCGATGGAACGGTAAGCGGAAACTCGATTACGGTCACGCCTCTTGGTGGACAAAACTTCTTTGTTAATCTTAACGAGGATGGAACTACGGCTGAATCTTTCAAGTGTAGCTTGGTTGCTTCTGGTGCGTTTATTGAGGATGTTATTAACACAGGAGAAACCAACCTTAAATCAAATACCATCAAAGGAAACTTACAAGGAGATGATGCAGATGTGTCAGTAACCGCTCTCGACAATTTTGGTAATAGTTTAAATAGTTTGATTGGTGTTGATGCATATCAAATGTATACTCAATGGCTCGATCCTGTGTTGAACCCAACAGGGGATGGAACTCCTGTGTTTACAACTACGAATGTTGATGCTGGGGGACGCTGGAACAAGCTTGTTGGAGTTACAGCCCAAGCTATGCAGCTTGGAACTAATGAAGCTGATGGTACGACTGAGGCTCAAAGAGCTACGGCTCTTATTGGAGTTGCTTCTACGGACCCCAAAACAGGAATGCAGCTTTTCGATGATGATATTCTTAACATCGGAATTGCAGCAGTCCCTGGATTCCATAACCAAAGTGTTCAAAACGCTTTGATTACTATGGCAGAGACTACACAAAACTTCCTTACGGTTGTGTCGCCTCCATACGCAATCGGAACTACGCAAGATGCTATTGATTGGACTAACGGTAAGTCTTCCAGTACTGCTGGATCACGAACCGCTCCCATTAATAGTTCTTACGCTGCGGTTTACTGGCCTTGGGTAAAGGTCTTTAGTGTTTACGATTCTAAGGATAGGTGGTTCGACCCAGCTATCTATGGTATCAGGCAAATGTGCTATACAGATGCTGTTGCGGATAGTTGGATTGCTCCTGCTGGATTCCGTAGAGGTAGGCTTACAAAGCCTGTTGATGTTGAGGTGATTTTAAACCAAGGAGATAGAGATAGTCTCTACTCTGGTGGAAATGTTGTTAACCCAATTGTAAAATTCCCCCAACAAGGTATCACGATCTTTGGACAAAGAACTACTCAAAGGAGTCCCACGGCTCTTGATAGAATTAATGTCCGTAGACTCATGATCTACATTCGCAAGGTGATCCTCGCCTCTACTCGCAGGTTTGTTTTCGAGCCTAACGATGAGTTTACTTGGGCACAAATTGAAGGTCTTCTCAACCCATTCATGGATGATATTAAGAGACGCAGAGGTATTACACAATTCCGTGTGGTCTGTGATGAAACTACGAACACCCCAGTTCGGGTTGACAGAAACGAGCTATGGTGTAAGGTTCTCATCAAGCCTACGAAAGCGGCTGAGATGCTTATCTTTGAACTCAACATTACTAACCAGTCAGCAGACTTAGGAACCTTATAGGAGAAATGAAAAATGGGAAAAACACCCGCATATTATAAGAATAATTACGACAGAAAGTTCACCCCTGGAAAGGGTCTTCCAATGATCTCTACTGATCTTGATTCAGTAAGAGCATATCAATTTGAAATTCATTTTGAGGGGCTTCCCGCTGATGTAGTTGGTGCAACTGATTTAACACTTGCTGCTAAAAAAGTTACTGGAATGGAATTAGCTTCGGAAGCTATTCCTGTGGACAGAGTTAACGATAAAGTTTACTACCCTGGCAAAGTTACTCCAGGAGATCTTGTTGTTACTTTCGATAACCTTTATCTGAAAGAAACTGCTAGTGACCTATGGAGATACTTCAAGCATACTTATGATCCCCTTACTGGTGAGATGACGAAATCCTCTCAGCCTGGGGGTGGAGCAGGTAGTACCTTTAAAGCTAACAAGGTGGAAATTGTTCAGTTAGATAACACTATGACCCCACACTCTACGGTTGAACTCTATGGAGTTTACCCTTCGAAGTGGAGTGCAGGAGAGTTTAACTACTCCACTAACCAATTTCATACTATTGAAGTAACCTTTAAGTACGACTTCATTAATCAATTTAATTACTCTAACCCAGGTTAGGTGATAGAGTGATAATATCATATGGGTCCAGTCTGGGGTTCTCCTTGGACTGGACCTCTTTTGATTAACTATAATATAGAATATGGACTATTTTAATCAGTTACTTGACAGTTACACAAAGCTTAAGAAGCGTACATTTAAGTTAGAATACTTAAGTGAAGAGGAAGTGCCAGATAGGAATAGTGCTATAGAGTCTATTAAAAATGCGGCTGCAACGGCATTTCAGGGTACAGAAACGACCCATACGCCTCCTGGTGCCGAGCAAGGCGCACCTCCACTTTATCTTAAACAATTTCTAGGCACTGAATCGAAACCAGCAAAACCAGGAGGAGCTATTGAAATTGGTGGGGCTTCTGGTCCGTATGGCTCAAAGGATAAGAAATACACGGCAAGCGAATGGGCGACAGCGATAGGAAACCCTGATAAACCAAATACTTATTTGTATTCTTTTGTTTCCGCTTGGATGGGAGGAAGTAAAAAAGAGGCAGAGGACACAGCCAAGACTACGGACGATGACGGTCCTACTGATCAGGTTGTGGCAGACATTCAAGAGAGGGAAGCCTGGAAAGAGAGGGCTATGCAGTCTGTAGGAGGTTCTATTCGTATCCGTCTCAGAAATGAACTCATGGATAAGAATAGTCCTCGTTATAACCCTGAGTTGAATGAGTTGGCTGCTATGAAAGAAGCCGATAGACTATGGAATGTTGATCAAGCTAAAGGTGGTCTTCATGAACTCATGAGTAAGTCAACAAAAAAGCAATACTACAGACAACTCGCTATGATTAAAAATAAATGTAAGGAGATCAAAGCGGGACCTGACAAGCCAGCAGGATTAAAACAAAGTTGGGGCTTAGGTACTGATCCTAAAACAGGAGAACCTATGACAGGAGGAATTTGTAATAATCCTATTGGTTATGTTGCTGGAGGTATGTCTTGGAGCATGGAGGCTAGGTTAGAGGATGGAGCAGGTAACTGTTTTAGACAGACGGAAGAAACAGATGATAAAGGAAACCCAACAGGGAAAACAGTTAAGGAGGTTTATGCAGGAGAGGATGCGGAGGACTTGGATATTGGGGCTGGTAAGCTGATCGGGCCGAGGAAGGAGGGTGAGCAGAGTGTTCAAAAGTGTAAGATTATGGAGGGGGATAAACTTATGGCAGTGGAAGGTAATACTTTCTTGCTTAAATTTTTAGATAAACCAAAGACTGACGAAGAGGGAGAAGAGAGATGTAAACAAGTATC